GCAAGGCTTGGCGCGGAAGGCTGGCGCGAGCGTGCAGAGTTTTATCCCGCCAGTGAGATACCAGACCAGGCGAGCATTGTTACGGCTGGAATCGACGTGCAGGATAATCGCGTTGCTGTAGGTATTTATGCGTACGCCGAGGGAGAAGAGTGCTGGTTGATCTCACACGATGAGATCTATGGCGACCCTGCAGGGCCAAAGCTTTGGGAACAGGTTGACGACGTAATTTTTAGAAAATACAAGCGCAGCAACGGAGACGAGGTCAAGCTTTCTGCTGTTGGGATTGATAGTGGCGGTCACTTCACCAGCGAGGTCTATGCGTTTTGCCGTGAGCGAATGAAGCGCAACGTTTTTGCGTTGAAAGGTCAATCGCAACGCAATAAACCTGCGATTGGCAAGCCAAGCAAAGTTGACATCAACTATCGCGGCCAAGTGCTTAAAAATTCTGCCGAGGTGTTCCCTGTTGGAGTCGATACGATCAAGTCAACGTTGTTTGGCCGGTTAAAACACAACGAGGAAGGTGCGGGCTACATTCATTTTCACGCAGAAGCCAGTGAAGAATATTTCAAGCAGCTCACGTCAGAACGTCAAGTTGTCCGTTATGTCAAGGGTTTTGCGGTGCGTGAGTGGAAGAAAAAAGCTGGGGATCGCAACGAAGCCTTGGACTGCTTTGTTTATTCGTATGCAGCATTGAACTTTTTATATCTTCGGTACAACCGACATACAATTTTTGAACAATTCAAGAAAGCAGCAATAAAAGCCGGGCCTAAGCCTGAAAGGAAGGTAGAATCCGAATATCAGCCATTGCGACGACGTGGTGCGCGTCGTCCTCAGCAGTCCTTCGTTACCAACTGGTGAGCATTCTTGTTCCTGAAATTGTTAATGCAGGTGACACGGTCATTTTTGACGTACCTGCTTTTAACGATTCGATAGGCACTCAGATCGACAGCGCAAGCTACACCTTGACGTGGTACGCCAGGACTAATACAACCCACGAAGGGTCGACAATTGTCGGCGTAGCTGAAAGCGACGGCTGGCGTGTCACCGTGCCATCAAGCGTGACCACAGGCTTTGACGCTGGGTTGTGGACATGGCAAGCAATTGCTTCTTTGGGTGGCGTTCAATACACAGCAGGCCGAGGCCAATTCACCGTTAAGGCGACTCTTAGTTACACAGGGCAGCCGGGCGCATTTGACGATCGATCAAGAGCAAAAATCGATCTTGACTATGTAGAGGCTGCCATTAGAACGCTGTCTCAAGGCGGCATGGTTCAGGAATATACGATTGGCGGTCGGAATTTAAAGAGATACAAAATGACCGAATTGCTGCAATTGCGTGATGCTTTGCAGGCTGAGGTCAACGCCGAGCGTCGGGCTGAAAAGATTAGACAAGGGCTTGGCAATCCTGGCCTAGCCAAAGTGAGGTTCCGTTAGTCATGTGGCCTTTTACGCGAAAACGCAGAGTTGCAAGACGCAACTACGCAGGCGCTCAGATGAATCGCCTGACATCCGACTGGATTAGTCAGGGCACAAGCGCCGATTCAGAAGTAAAAAACAGCTTGCGTGTTTTACGCAATCGTGCTCGGGCTCTTGTCCGCGATTCAGATTTTGCAAAATCTGCGTTGCGTGCTGTCAAGAACAACGTTGTTGGTCAAGGCATTAAGCATCAAGCGCAAGTGCGAATGATTCGAGGCGGTCGTCTTGATGAACGCTTAAATCCAATTATTGAGCACGAATTTAAGAAGTGGAGCAAAGCCAAGAACTGCCACGCAGGTGGCACCTTGTCTTGGGCTCAAATCCAGCAGCTGTGCATCAGCAGCATGATCGAGTCGGGCGAAGTCTTTGTCCGTCTTGTTCAACAATCCTTTGGCGATAGTCGCATCCCGTTGGGGCTAGAGGTCATCGAGGCAGATTTGCTCGATGATGACTACACCGGCTTTGAGCCAAACGGCAATCGCGTCCGTATGGGCGTTGAGATTGACGAGTGGTCAGCCCCGGTGGCTTACCACTTCTTGAATTATCACCCTGGTGATTATCAATTTAGTTACGCGCAGATTGCCAAAAAGCGTCGTACGCGGATCCCTGCCAACGAAATCATTCATCTGTATTCCGTTGACCGTCCTGGTCAAACCCGTGGAGTAACTGCATTTGCTTCGGCAATCATGCGGTTGAACAACCTGCGTGGTTACGAGGAAGCAGAAATCATCGCTGCACGTTCAAGCGCAGCAATGATGGGCTTTGTTCGTACTCCTGATCAAGAGCTATTTGAGGATGGCACCTATCAGGAAGAGTCTGTTCTGGACTTCTCCCCTGGCAGCATTCGCCGTCTTGCGCCAGGTGAAGAAATGCAATTCTTCTCACCTCAGCGTCCAGACGATGCGTTTACGCCATTTGTGGCGCAGATGTTGCGTGCTGTAGCTGCTGGTGTCGGTTGCTCTTACACCCAAGTCAGTTCTGATTTTTCGCAAAGTAACTACAGCTCGTCTCGCTTGGAGTTGATCGAGACTCGCGCTCATTACAGGACTTTGCAGCAATATGTCATCGACAAATTGTGCCAACCAATTTACGAGCGTTGGATCGAAATGGGTGTGATGTCAGGCGTTTTGCAGATGCCTGCCTTTGACATGGATCCCGATCGTTATTACGAAGCGAAATGGATCGCACCAGCAGCGCAGTTTGTAGATCCCCAAAAAGAAGCTGAGGCTTATAAGTCAATGATCCGGTCAGGCATCATGACTTTGTCTCAAGTTGTCGCCTTACACGGTGGCGATTTTGAGGAGACCATGCGTCAAAGAGCCCATGAGCTTGCAACTATGGATGATCTTGGGATCGTCCTGGATTCTGACCCTAGTGCTGTTAACAAAGCAGGCCAAGCACAAAATCCACCTGTCCAGGAGACAGAGCACCCTGAAATCCATGAGGAGGATGACTAATGGCTAACGTCAACGGCACTGACATCAACTTGTCTCCAACTGAGGGGATGAAGTCAGAGGCGAAAAAATATCGCCAGTGGAAAGAAGAAGGCGAAAAAGGTGGCACTGAAGTCGCTTCTCGTCGCGCATCTCAGATTTTGTCTGGCGATGAAATTAGCCCTGACACTGTTGTTGAGATGTCTGCTTGGCACGCCCGTCATGCGGTAGACGCTGAAGGCGAAGGTTTTAGCTCTGGAGAGGATGGTTATCCAAGCCCAGGCAGAGTTGCTTTTGCTGCATGGGGAGGAGCTGCAGGTCGCAGCTGGAGTAACTCAAAGTCAGAATCAATAAAAAAAGCAAGAGAGCGTAGTTATGATCCCGATAGCACAGAAACTATCGAAAACATGACTGAACGCGCTGCGCCTGATGCGCTTAAAACTGGAGATTTTGTTTCTTGGAATAGCAGCGGTGGTACAGCTCGCGGGCGCATAAGTCGTGTTGAACGTAACGGGACAATTGATGTCCCTGACTCAAGTTTCACGATTACTGGAACTGCAGAAGACCCTGCAGCGTTGATTACGTTGTATCGCGACGGTGAACCCACAGATAGAAAAGTTGGGCACAAATTCAGCACTCTTACCAAGATTGCTGCGATCCGCATGTTTGAAGATACGGCGTTAACGCGGGCGCACAGCACCGATTACGTCGAGAAAGAAGACCGCACAATTGAGTTCCCATTTGCTTCTGAGGAGCCTGTTGAGCGTTATTTCGGCATGGAAGTGCTGGAAATGTCAGAAAAAGCGATGGACTTGTCTCGCTTAAATGACGGTGCCCCACTCCTTTATCAGCATGATGCTGATCGGATTGTTGGTGTTGTGCAGCGTGCATACATCAAAGACAAGCGCGGTTACGCCGAAGTCAAGCTTGCCAATAATGAGCTTGGCCGCGAAATGCAAGATTTAATCAAAGACGGAATTATCAGAAACGTCAGCTTTGGATACAAGATCAATCAAATGGAGGAAGATAAGTCAACTACTCCAATGACTTATCGGGCCACCTCTTTCCAGCCGTTTGAACTCAGTTTGGTGACCGTGCCAGCTGATCAATCGGTTGGCATCGGTCGCAGTTTCGACCCTGTTGAAACTGTGTCTACGGCCTCAGCCGTACCTACTACAACTCCTATTTCCATCATGGAAGAACAAACTCCAGACCTGGAGCTTCTTCGTGCTGAGGCCTCCGAGGCCAAAGCAAAA